AAATAGTCATCAAATAGTTCGACTGAGACAACATGTCACAGGAGAGCAAAATGACATTTAAGTTCCGCAATACCAAGCCGGCCACAAATAGCTGGCGCACTGCAAAACCCTTCTCAATAGATCTGTACAACCTTCGTTGGCCACTCGCCGGCACCCATATGATCTGGGCTGTCGTTGGTCACAAATGGGTTCGCGTCTATAAGCCGGTCACCAATGTCCGGTTTAAGATTAAGCGCGCCGACTGGGATCTCACTTCTAAGCGTGAGGTGGCGTAATGAACACTTATATCGAACGTCAAATCGCCGAGCAAATTGAGCGTAACAAGCCAATCAAAGCCTACGCTAACAACGCCATGTACAGCGATACTGAGCCGCATGAGGTCATCAAGATCTGTACCGAAAACAAAGTGATCGTCCGTCAGATGCAAGCTGAGCGCTCACCAGACTGGAAGCCAAACATTGTAGCTGGTGGCTTTGCCGGTCACTGCACCAACAATGAAGATCAGCGCAATGCATGGGTCATTGAGCCTTGGGGTGCTGGCCGTGAGGTCACCATCCGTTGGTCTAAAGCTAAGCGCCAGTGGCAGTCGGCTGACGGCAGCCGGTTCTACATGTGTGACCATCCGGTCAAGCATTATGACTTCAACTTTTAAGGGAGACAGCCAAGATGAAAAAGAAAATCACAGTAAGGTTTGTTGTCGAGCGAGACTTTGAGCTTAGGTTCAAGGATGGCGAAGATGGTATGAGTTGGCTCAGTCTAGGTGACGCCATGGTGCAGTCGGGTTTTCCACCTCACGACTGTTTAACCCACGAGAATATATTCGATTATCCATTAGGCGGTTTTCGGCCTAAAACAGGTCATTGGTATGATTCTAACCTTTACAACCTGACGAATGGAACCGGCGCTCTACTAAGTACGACAGCGCAATTCACAAGCGCATGGCTCGAGGAGGGGGAGACCGACCCCTTGTTCGACTTTGATCATGACGATGGGGAGCAAACTAATGATCAACCCCAACTTTGACAGCGGCTGCTCAATTCAACCCAAGTACCCAAGCGTGGACAAAGACCCGCGCTTGGTACCCATCAGCACTGTCATCCACTCGATGCGCGAGGAGATCCGTGACATCGAGTTTGATGAACCACACATCGACACATCCAGCCGCCGTACCGTCCTCGAGGGTCTTGAGGCGCTACGCGCTGCCGGTACCGAATACATCCCGACCTTTTAATATTGGAGAGCACCATGAAACTCAGTACTTGCCTTGATAAGTTTTCAAAGATCATGTGGCCACAGCAGAAGCACCGCCGCGACAGCATGCAGCGCATCCTTCGGTTCATTGACTTTGCCGGTGATGTCACTCTGGACGATGTTCGTGTAGATCAGGTGTATGACTTTATGGACTACTTACGACAGGACGGCCTCTCAGAGGCCACTGTCAACCGGTATGTCGCTGCGATTCAGTCGGTCATGACATTTGGCCGCAAGAGCTCGATCAGTGCCAAGAAGTTTACGATCGAGACCACCAAAGAAGACAACCGCATTCGGTACTTTACCAGCCGCGAGCTCGACATGATCGAGCAATGGTGTCTTAGGTCACGGGCACCCCAGTGGTTCGCCGATATGTGCATGGTGGCACGGTATACAGGTATGAGGCATGCCGAGGTACTAAAAGTGGCGAACAGGGCGCAGGCGAGGCTCTATCCGTCAGCAAAGGGCGTCTGGTATGTCGAACTGCTGACCACCAAGAACGGTGATCCCCGTAAGGTGCCTGTGTGCAATGCAAAGGCCGTAGAGGCCCTGCACAGGCTCGCTAAAGGCTTTGCGTACAGCTCAAACACCTTCTACCGGACATGGGACCGCATGCGTAAAGCTGTCGCCGGTAATGACAAGCAGTTTGTCTTTCATGTGTTCCGGCACACTGCAGCTTCGACAATGGCAAACGAGATGCGCCTAAACAGCGATGTGATCGGTATCATTCTTGGACACAGGAACCCCGAGACCACCAAAAAGTATATCCACGCCAAGACTGAGACTTTAGATGACATCGCGATCGAGTTCGCAGCCGTTGGTTAATCGAAACATGCTTGCATTATCAAGTATCATTAAATAGACTTATCATAGGTACAAAAGGAGAACATAAAATGGAGAATTGCACACGAAAGTTCGTTCAAAGACAGACCTTGAGTTTCGGAAATACTGTATCTAGCTGGTCTAACCCTAGCAATGCACCGCCGATACCGCAGAACCATCCTAATGTAAGCTATGGCTTCATATTTATGTACACCTCACATCCAACCCACCCACTGATAAACACACTCACAGGTTAACCTAATTACAGTTGATTTACTTATGTTGCCCCATAGCAATAGGGTGCAAATAGGGAGTGTGTTTCTATGACTATTAAAACGAGAGCTACAACTTTAGACCAACTTCAGCGCGAAAGAGACATGTTGACCAATGGACACGATAGGTTCATGGAGCGTCAAGAGAAGCTGAAAGATCTGAGTATCGATCGGTCGCATTCACAGATACTAAAGCAATCTATAGTGGCAGTAGCCAAAGCGCTCGATGAGAGGCTCGCAGCGGCAGCCGCCCCAGTCAACCACCGTCCATTCTCTTGGATCAATGACCTCACACCAATTGACACTGAGACACTAGCCTACTTAGGTCTGGTGTGTTGTATGGAAAGCGTTGGTCTTGCTGCGACCCGCACTGCATGTCTCCGTACTATCGGATCACGGATCGAAATGGAGCATTTTGCAGTAGGGTTGCGTGAGTTTGACAAGAAGCTATCTGATCGTGTCGTTGGTATCGCTGTAAGGAACAGCAGCAGCGAGCACCGGAAGAAAGCTGTACGGTCGATTGCGGCCAAGGAAGGCTATGCACCTGAAAAGTGGTCGCAAGAGCGTAGGCTAAAAGCCGCTGCTCCGGTACTCTCAGCAATATTGGAAGCATCCAATGTGTTCGATGTTTGGACACAGATCAAAAACAACAAGACCATTTATCGCATGGGATTGACCGATGAAGCCTCTGAAGCAATATCGGATTTAAACGCTGACATAAGCTGGAACGAGCCTGTATTTACCCCCATGGTTACTGAGCCTAGAGCTTGGTTAGATGAGAACAGTGGATGCTATTTGGATCCAGCACTAGCAGCAATGACACCACTGGTTCGCCATGCGAGTAAAAAGCAGATCAATATGATGCGCTCAGCGATTCGCTCAGGTCGCATGTCACCCGCACTTTCAGCCATTAATAAGATCCAGCAGACGCGATATGTCACAAATGAATATGTACTCGAGGCAGTCAAGTGGGCATGGCAAAATGACAAACAGCCAAATGACAGCTTCCCGAAAGGCACTAAGATCCCTCAAGTTGAATTTCCTGAGAACTATGAGGAACTAGGCGCCGAAGAGAAGAAGGGGCTGCGGCTGGATCGTAGCAGCATCCGCTTACTAAATAAGCAAGTAGACACTGATCGTACAATGATCCAGATGGACATCAAGCAGGCTGAAGATCTACTAAAATATGAGGGCTTCTACATCCCGATGTCTTTTGATTTCAGAGGTCGGATCTATCCGATCCCCGCGTTCAATATGCATCGTGCAGACCACATTAAAGCCATGTTCGTTCTAGCTGATAAGCGTCCTGTTGGTAATCGAGGTGCATATTGGATTGCGGTACAAGTGGCAAACACTGGAGACTTTAGCAAGATGAGCAAGGCTTCATTCAGTGACCGTTTGAATTGGGTGCTGGAGAACGCCGACCGTATTGCAGAGATCGGCAATGACTTTGAGGGTACCTACGATGACGGTCATGAGATCTGTTGGTCAAAGGCTGACAAGCCCTTTGCGTTCTTAGCAGCTTGCCGTGAGTTCTATGGGTTCTGGATCCATGGTACTGATTACTGCAGCGGCTTGCCAATAAACTTGGACGGCAGTAACTCAGGCATCCAACATTTTAGCGCAGCCTCGCTGACTGAATCAGATGCAGCTCTCGTGAACCTCGTGCCAAGTGAAAAGCCGGCAGACATTTATCAAGCTGTAGCTGATCTTGTGATCGAGATGCTGAAAGAAAAGCCGGAAGACCTCGAGTGTCGAGAGTGGATCGAGTTTGGCATCAGCCGCAACATCGTAAAACGGAATGTGATGACCTTTGGATATAGCTCAAGTGTCTATGGGTTCACTGATCAGCTCATGGAAGACCTGATGACACCCTTGAAGAAAGAGGTAACACGGCGGCAGCGGGATGAGCATCCGTTCAGTAATCCACCATTGGCTGCGCGTAAGCTTGCTGAGCTAAACTGGCAGGCGATCAACCGGATCATTGTGGGTGCATCAGAAGGCATGGCATACTTTCAAGGCCTCGCAAGAATACTTGCAACTAACAACCACACAATGAGCTGGTTCACGCCGGTAGGGTTTCCTGTGGACAACAGCTACTTCAAGAACAAATCGAAGCGGCTGCGGCTGTACCTTTATGATAAGGAGTGCGACAGCCAGCTCGAGACTTTTCCGCGCCTAAACTTTCCTGATGAGCGGACGGTGGACACTCGGAAATGCGCGAGCTCTATCAGCCCCAATGTGATCCACTCTTGGGATAGTAGTCACCTGATGTCTACTGTACTGGTTGGTGGAACGCGGGGGATCAAAAGTTGGATGTTGATTCATGATAGCTTTGCGACCACACCGGCACAGACAGACATTTTGTTCAAAACGGTGCGTGAGACTTTTGTCGAACAATATGACAACGGATGCCTGTACGATGACATCACGCAGCAACTGCTGGATCATCATCCACTGCCAAAAAACGTGAAGCTGCCAATCAAGCCAGCTAAAGGGTCTCTCGATCTCAAGTTGGTACTGCAAAGTGACTACTGCTTTGCCTAGCGGCACTAATGTTGCCCCATAGCACTACAGTGCATTTACCTACCCTACCATCGGTGTGTCAGTAAGTCTGAAGAAGAACAAAAGCACACCGAAGGCGGTGGGGTGTTTGGTCACATGTCAAAGAAAAGACCAGCCCCACCGCCGCTCTACCTATAACTGAAAGGACAGGTAATGCACCCCAGAGAAAAGGTCTACGAGCTGGTCGCTCTTCAGCAATTGAAGGGTGAACCAGTCTCTGACGATCTCGTCCAAGAGGCCGCGCGCCTTGGGATCGTCATCGACCAGCCGACAAAAGAGAAACCATCAGATCAAGGAGTATCAAAGGATGGCGAATAATAGAGTAAATTTCGAAACCCATAAGGGTACAGCAGTATATCCATGGATCAATCGTGCTGATACGCATTTCAAAGATGAAGGTGTGTATAAAACCGGCATCAGGGTTCCAGCAGATCAATGTAAAGATATCCGCGAAAAAGCAATGGAGCTAGCTAAAGAAGAGTTTGGCAAGAAAGCTTCTGCCGCTCGGATGCCTTGGAAAATCGATGATGACACTGGCGAGTTAATTATTAACGCCAAGTCTAAATATCAACCAAAGGTTTACGACAGCGCTGGTCAGGTAATTCCACCTAGCCGGCTGCCGGAAATCTGGGGTGGATCTACCATCAAGATTGGTGGAACCATGAGCGTCTACAACCAGTCAGGCAACATGGGTGTCAATATGCAGCTCAGTAAGATCCAGATCATCGAGTTGGCCGAGCGTCAAGAAGGTGGCGATGACGGCGGCGGCTTCGCTGCTGTTGATGGTGGTGGGTTCACAGTAGGGGATAACGATGGCTTCGAACCGGACGAAGCGGAAAACGAAGGCGGCTTCGCGGCCAACTTCTAGTTCTTCCGTCAGATCCAGAGCTATCAAGAACGGATACCGCTCTGGCCTCGAGGATAAAACCTCGAAACAAATCAAGGAGTGCGGTCTCGAGGTACAATACGAGACAGAGCGATATCCATTTATTTGGCCTCAACGAAAGGCCACATATACGCCGGATTTCAAGCTGCCCAAGAGAGGCGGCTTTTTTTATGTCGAAACTAAAGGACTTTGGACAGTTCAAGATAGACAGAAATGTCTGCTTGTAATTGACCAGTGCGGCATTGATCTCCGGCTCGTGTTCTCCAATGCGAATGCCAAGCTGTACAAAGGCTCGCCAACTACCTACGCGGCTTTTTGTGACAAGCATGGCATTCCTTGGTCGAACAAATCGATACCAGAAGATTGGATCAGGGAGAGCAAAGATGCAATCAGCAGTAGCAATACAGTGGGGTCAGGAGAATGACGCTGGCCGCTTTATAGGTCATGAGCCTTGTGAGGCTTGTGGTAGCTCGGACGCCCGAGCAACATATGACAATGGGGAGAGAGGCTATGCGGCGCATTGTTTCTCGTGTGGGTTCCACGAAACCTTTGAAGAAGCCGGTCAACCTACCGGCTCAGTCACTCGCTCAGAGGCAGTTTCGCAGGCGGGTTCTATCCAGTCGAAGGATCTACTCAAGGGCGCGTATGAAGCAATCCCTGCTCGAGGACTAACTCAAGAGACCTGTAAAAAGTACGGGTACCTTGTTGGTAAGTACAAAGGTGAACCCGTCCAGATCGCGACATACTACGATCACAAGGGTACACCAGTTGCCCAGAAGATCCGCACCAAGGATAAGGGCTTTGTGCTTATTGGTGATAGGAAGAAGCTGCCGCTGTTTGGTAGTCACAAATATGCCGGTGGCCACAAGCTCGTACTGACCGAAGGTGAGATTGATTGTCTGTCAGTCGGTCAGGTGATGCATTCGATGCCGGTCTGCAGCCTACCTAATGGGGCTCAAGGCGCGGTGAGGGCCATCAAGGACAACTGGGATTATGTGATGGGCTTCAAAGAGGTCTATCTGTGTTTTGATATGGACGAAGAGGGCCGTAAGGCTGCACAGGCTGTAGCTGAGCTGCTGCCGGTTGGATCAGCCAAGATTGTCCTTCTACCATACAAAGACGCTAATGCGTGTCTTCTCGAAGGAAAGCATAAAGACATCATAAGTGCGGTGTTTGAGGCGAAAACATATCGCCCCGACGGCATCGTGGCCGCAGCCGATGTCAGGCAGTCTTTAGGGGTGGTGGAAGCGGCCTCTGCCATTGCTTACCCGTACCAGAGGTTGAATGAGATAACTCTCGGCATCCGGCTGGGTGAGATGGTTCTCCTATCGGCAGGGTCTGGCATCGGCAAGTCTACTATGGCTCGTGAGATTGCCTACAAGCTGCACATGGACGGTATGCGGGTCGGTATGATCTGCCTAGAGGAAAGCAACAAGAAGACGGTCCTGTCGCTGGTTGGTATCCATATGAATAAGAACATCGCGGTCAATCGTGATGGGGTGGATGCTGCTGACATTTATAATGCTTTCGATGACATGTTCCCGACCGATGACCGGCAGATCTATCTGTACGATCACTTCGGGTCATCTGAGGTCGATACGATCATCCAGCGTATCCGGTACATGGTCAAAGCCCTCGATGTACAGTTCGTCATCCTCGATCACATATCAGTCATGATTTCAGGTCTGGCGGTAGCCGATGAGCGCCGCGCCATAGACCTAGCCTGTACGGCTCTCAGGACGCTCGTGAGCGAGCTTAACATTGGGTTGATCATGATCAGCCACCTACGCCGCCCAGAAGGTTCTAAGGGCCATGAGGACGGCGAGAAGGTCAGGCTGCGCGACATCCGTGGATCTCATTCACCAGTACAGCTTAGCGACATCGTGATTGGTGTACAGGTCAGCCCAGATGAGCCTGACGGTGACCTTCGATATCTGCATGTGATGAAAAACCGCTTTACAGGCGTGACGGGTATGGCTGGGGCAGTCAAGTATTGCCGTGATAGCGGCCGCCTAATGGATGCCGCCGATACATTTTAATCACAAAACAAGGGAGCATGGATATGCAAGTTCCAACATTAGATGAGATCCGTGAGGCTCTTAAAATTCCAGATGGCCGCGATTACGACAACAAAAACAACTATAAGTTCAGCCTCGAAGCACTGGTTCGTCAGCAGCAACGTAATAACGCACTTTTAATGGCTCGAGGTCTTAGGTGGCGTAGAGCTGGAAACAGGGGCAAATGGGATAATGCTTAATTACAGTTATTATGACACTGCTGGTAAACGTGATCACACTATTATTGGTAGTGGTGAACACTCTGGGCGTAAGGCTCATGTGTTCGAAGAGACTGATGGTAGCCTCAGTGTGGTTATGATCAATGACGCGGCGATCATCAAAACTCATTCATATCCAAAAGTGTCCAAAGCTCACGCAATCAGTGTGGCTGAGCAGTGGGTGCTAGGGTTCTAAAATAAAAGGAGACACTTATGCAGCAGCGGCTTAGAGAATGGTCTATCGTGACCTTTGACATTGAGACTAACGGTCTCGACCCTGATGTAATTCATTGCCTTGTCGTCCGGTGTATGATCACCAACAAGGTGCAATGGTTTACCGTAGAGAATATGCAAGACGGTCTCGACTTGCTTGCTGCTGCTGATCAAATCATTGGCCATAATATTATTGGCTACGACATTCCCAGCCTTCAGAAAGTCTATCCACAGTCATTTCACCTCTTTCAAAAGGTCAAGGTCACAGACACCTTAGTGCTCTCGAGGTTAATGTGCGCCGACATGGCCAACGATGACTTTGAAGCTGATTGGGATGGTAAAGGTGTTGCTCTCCCTAAGCGCCTTTACGGTTCTCACTCGCTTCAAGCGTGGGGCTTACGCATGGGCTCACACAAAGGTGACTATACTGGTGGCTGGGAAACCTACAGCGAAGAGATGCTGGAGTACTGCATCCAAGATACGGTAGTGACTGCAGCTCTCTATCGCAAATTCATGGATATGAAGCCTGATCAGACGGCTGTAGACTTTGCTCATCAGTTAGCGCTTGTATGCGATGAGGTTGGTAAGTTTGGATGGACATTCGATGTTAAGAAGGCCACTGAGCTTTACGGAACATTAGCGCAGCGCCGAGCAGATATTGAACGAGAGCTGCACGATTTGTTCGAGCCATGGGAGATTCACGACGAGTTCATTCCCAAACGGAATAACAAGACACTTGGCTATGTTGAGGGCGAGGTGTTCACTAAGGTAAAGACTGTACAGTTCAACCCTAATAGCCGCCGGCACATCGAGTTCTGTTTGCGGCGAAAGTATAATTGGAAACCTAAGCTGCTGACGGCTCAAGGTCACGCGCAGATCGATGAAACTGTGCTTGGCGTACTACAATACCCAGAAGCTCAAAAGCTCGCTGAGTTCTTTACTGTTCAGAAGCGGATAGGCCAACTGGGTGAGGGGCGTCAGGCTTGGCTGAAGCTGCAGAATCGTGGCAAGCTGCGCCACAACATTATCTCACAAGGTACTGTCACACACCGCGCCGCTCATCGTAACTGTAACCTAGCTCAGGTGCCGGCAGCGCGTCTGCCCTACGGAAAAGAGTGCCGCGAGCTGTTTACTGTGGCCGATGGCTATGTGCTACTGGGTGCCGATCTATCAGGCATCGAAGCGCGCTGTCTGGCCTTCTATCTCAATGACGCTGAGTTTACGAAAGAGCTGCTCGATGGTGACATCCATACGGCAAACCAAAAGGCTGCAGGCCTAACTAGTCGAGACCAAAGTAAGCGGTTTTTCTATGCTTACATGTATGGGGCTGGTGCCGCAAAGATTGGTGAGGTTGTTGGTGGTGGTATCAAAGAAGGGCGCGAGCTACTCAACCGATTCAATAACAACATGCCTGCTATCAGGCGTCTCAGGGCGGCTGTAGAGGCCGCTGCTGAGCGTGGTTATCTCGTGGGGCTAGACGGCCGACACATCAAGATCAGAAGCCAGCATAAGTCACTGAACAGCCTATTGCAGGGTGCCGGTGCGACCATCGCCGGCCAATGGCTGATCAATACACGCAACGCAATTAAAGAGCAGGGGCTCGATGCAAACATCATGGCATGGGTGCATGACGAACTGCAAATCCAAGTGAGAGAGAAGGACGCAGAACATGTCGGTGATATCGTTCGAAGAGGCGCGCAAGAAGCTGGAAGAAGATGGGGCTTTGAAAAAGTACCGATCGAAGCTGAGTACAGCATCGGCCGAAGCTGGGCTGATACACACTGATACTAACCTCGATGAGGATGACGCGGCCGCCTTTGTGCGGCTCTTTTTAATTGTGGATAAAGCTTGCCGGAGACCGTTTAGCGCTAAAGGCAAGTTTGCAAGAGAGAACGCTGTCCAACTACCAGCAGCTCAGGATCTTGGACTGATCACAACCCGCCTAGATGATGAGACTTGGGGATCAGTCTGGTTGTGTACTGAGGGTGGCATGGAATGGCTCAAGGAGATAGCACATGAAATTACTGATTGACGCTGACATCTATGCGTTTCGCTGCTTAGCTGCAACTGAGGAAGAGACAGACTGGGGTGATGATATCTGGTCACTGTCTACGGATCTAAAAGTGGCAAAGCAGGCTTTTCAAGGTGAGCTCGTTAAGTTCACTGAGAAGCTAGGCTTTGATGATCACATCCTATGCTTCAGTAGCCCTACCAACTTTAGGCGCGACATCAACCCTGACTATAAGTCGGCTCGTAAGAAAACCCGCAAGCCTTTGGGTTATGTTGCTTTCGTCAATTGGGCAAAAGAGACCTATCCGTTTATGGTTAAAGATGGGCTCGAGGCTGATGATTGTCTTGGCATTTTGGCTACTCAGCCAGCCAATGTTGGTAAGTGCATTGTGGTATCCGATGATAAGGATCTGAAGACGATCCCATGCCAACTCTACAGGCCAATGGCTGATGAGCGTTTGACTGTTAGTGAAGCTGAGGCTGACAAGTGGTTCTACACTCAGACCCTCACTGGTGACCCGACTGATGGGTATGCCGGCTGCCCAACCATTGGTGCAAAGCGAGCTGAGACGATCCTTGGTACTAGACCTGATTGGTCGCTAGTTGAGCGTACATATATCAAGAATGGGCTGACCAGAGACGATGCGATCATGCAGGCTCGCATGGCTCGCATTCTGCGGTGGTCTGATTGGGATCATGACAACCAAAAACCTAAACTTTGGGAGCCCAGCCATGCGGCATGAGGAATACATGAAAGCAGCCGCTGCTGCTACCAACGACATCATTAAAGAACCATCACACTACACCAGATACGCGATACAGCCCAAGACCTTCATCATGGCTAATGGGCTCGAGTTCTGGCGTGGCAACATCATTAAATATGCAATGCGCGCTGGGTTCAAATCGTACCCAGACATGGACGCGATTCAATCTGAGATCACTGATCTTGAGAAGATCAAAGAGTACGCCGACATCCGCATCGAAAACCTAAAAGTGGAGCTACATTATGGATCTCAATAACTACCAACAAGCGGCTGTTCGTACTGCTATCTACGGATCTAATTGCGACATCATATACCCAGCGCTCGGGCTGGCTGGTGAGGCTGGTGAGGTCTGCAACAAGATTAAGCTCATCTATCGTGAAAACCTTGATCCAGAAGAGCTCGTGGATGACCTCAAAGCCGAGCTCGGTGATTGCCTCTGGTATATCGCAGCGCTCGCACATGATCTTGGCCTGACGCTTACGGAGATCGGTGCTCACAACATAACCAAACTGCAATCAAGACAACTGCGCGGCAAATTGACCGGCTCGGGAGACTATCGATGAGTAACTATTTTGCATCCGACTATCAGGCTTTCATTCATAAGTCACGCTATGCGCGCTGGCTGGATGATGAGCAGCGCCGCGAGGAGTGGCCTGAGACTGTCGCTCGATACTTTGACTACATGGTTGGCTGGCTCAACGACAAGCATGGCTACATCGTGAGCGATGTCGAGCGTAATGAGCTCGAGGAAGCCGTATTAAATCAGGACATCATGCCATCGATGCGCTGCATCATGACGGCGGGTAAGGCTCTCGATCGTAACCATGTAGCTGGTTACAATTGTAGCTACTTACCGCTAGATCACCCGCGCGCCTTCGATGAGATGCTGTACATTCTAATGTGTGGCACAGGCGTAGGATTTAGCTGCGAGCGTAACAATGTCGATAAGCTGCCCGAAATCTCGAGCAACATGTCAGATAGCTCGACAGTCATCATGGTACAGGATAGCAAAGAAGGGTGGGCTCAAGGCCTCAAAGAGCTCATTGGTATGCTCTATGCCGGCACAATACCATCATGGGATCTAAGCCAGCTACGGCCTGCTGGTGAGCGTTTGAAGATCTTTGGTGGTCGTGCGTCAGGGCCTAAGCCTCTCGATGAGCTGTTCCACTTTGTTGTGGACATCTTTAAGAAAGCAAAAGGTCGCCGTCTATATCCAATCGAGTGCCATGACATCGCATGTAAGATAGGTGAAGTAGTGGTCGTTGGTGGTGTACGCCGCAGCGCGCTGATCAGTCTATCAAACCTAAATGACGATCAGATGCGCCACGCCAAGGCTGGTCAATGGTGGAATGATAACGCACAACGCGCATTAGCAAACAACAGCGCAACCTACAAGCACAAGCCAGACATGGAGACATTCATGCGTGAGTGGCTTGCGCTAGTGGAAAGCAAGAGCGGTGAGCGTGGTATGTTCAACCGTGAAGCTGCCAAGCTAAAAGCTGCTGAGAATGGGCGCCGTAATAATAATCATGAGTTTGGCTGCAACCCGTGCAGTGAGATCATCCTTAGACCGTACCAGTTCTGCAACCTGACTGAGGTTGTCGTGCGGGGATCTGATGATGTGTTGTCACTCGAAAAGAAAGTACAGCTCGCTGCTAAGCTGGGTACATGGCAATCAACCTTAACTAGGTTCAAGTATCTCAGATCAATCTGGACTAAGAACACGGAAGAGGAGCGGCTGCTGGGTGTATCACTCACCGGCATCATGGACAACGATCTGCTCAATGGTAAGACAGACATCGATCTGCCTGAGTTGTTGGATGACCTACGCTTTGCTGCCGTAAAGACGAACCGCAATGTTGCTGAGTATCTAGGCATCGAGCAGTCAACTGCAGTGACATGTGTTAAACCATCAGGCACCGTGTCTCAGCTTTGTGATAGTGCCAGCGGTATCCACGCCCGACATAGCCAGTACTACATCCGCACAGTGCGCGCTGATAACAAGGACCCGATCACCAAGTTCATGATCGACCAAGGTATCCCGCATGAGGCTGATGTCATGAAGAAGGACACGACCACTGTGTTTAGCTTCCCTATCAAGTCACCGACCAAGTGTGTAGACCGCAACGCCATGACTGCAATCGAACAGCTAGACATGTGGCTGTTGTACGCCAAGCATTTCTGTGAGCATAAGCCATCGGTAACCATCAGTGTCCGTGAGCACGAGTGGATGTCTGTTGGTTCATGGGTCTACGATAACTTTGACTACTGCAGCGGCGTGAGCTTCTTGCCTCACTCCGATCACACATATGCTCAGGCACCGTACCAAGAGTGTGACAAGGCTACTTATCAGGCTATGGTCGATAAGATGCCTGACGCCATCGATTGGTCATTGATGCGTGACTATGAGAGCACCGATAACACGACCGGCACCCAAGAGCTTGCCTGCTCTGCTGGTGTCTGTGAGATCGTTGACCTTGCATCGTAATGAGCTACCATGATGTGCGTACTGGGCTGCCTAAGTGCGACAAGTGCAACAAGGGTCACGATGCATTGGTGTACTCTGGTGGTGTATTTGCCTGTGGTGAATGCGCCGTGAGAGAGCTGCAGCGGCAGTCCAGAAAAGAAGGGCGAGAAGACCAGATCAGATCGTTCCTTGGTGCTAAGAGAGGCACACAACATTAGACCCTACAACTGGTGAGACCACTGAGATGCCTTAAGGTTACAAAGGCTACTCCTCAGTGGTCTCATAGTTATGTTGCCCCATTAGAGATACTGCTGGTCACAACGCCAATAGTCTACCAGTACTAGCCGAAGACAACAAGACAATTAGACACTAAGTATTGTGTGATTATGTTGCAATCAGCACCAAATGTGACACGGCTTACGCGGTGATCAATAAGAGCTATGAGTGGCTATGAGTAGCTATGAGTGGCTATATGTCACGATGGGTAGCTTGGGTGATTATGTTCCGATTTGTATTGAAGACATCTGATGTCACCCTAACAATGTTCAGTCACCTGAGCAGCCTAATGTCTCA